CAAGATTGGAAGAACATCCGGAATGGTTAGCAGATAAGAAGTTTGACCATCGTTGTGCTATTGGTGGCTTACCAGAGTTCTTTAGACACGATAGCAAGGACTTTCCTAGAGAAACATACCTTGTTGCAGACCCTGAACGTAGGCAAATGTGGCGTTCTTTATTTGACTCATGGGGTAAAAAAGTCATTGGCATCACTACACATGGTGGTAGTAAACGCACAAATAAAAAAGGTCGTAAACTTACAAAAGATGATATACAATCATTATTAAGTCGTGATGACTTAATTTTAATTTCATTAGATTACGAGGTAGATGAGAAGATAGATGGAGTGAAGTATTTTCCATTTGCCACGAAATCATCTGATTACGATGATACAGCAGCACTTATTGCTGAATTAGATGCAGTTATTGGTGTCAACACGACTGCACAGCACTGTTCAGCTGCATTAGGTGTTAAAACTATCTGTTTAGTACCAAAATGGCATCAGTGGCGCTATGCACAGCCTAGTATGCCCTGGTATCGTAGCATGACACTCAAGTATCAAGAAGATAAAACATGGAAAGAAGTCATTGAGTCAGTTAATATCTGAAGAATACAGGGAAATGCAGGCGAAACTGCATGAGAACCCTAACTATGGCATAGCATCTACTTACTTTGCTCCTATTGTAGACGACATCATTAGCCAGTTTAAAATAACAGACTTATTAGACTATGGTGCAGGTAAATTAAGACTACGAGATAGCATCAAATCAGAAGTAAATTACACAGCATATGAGCCTAGTAATCCTGATTATGATGATGAACCTGAACCATGCGAATTTGTAACTTGTATAGATGTTCTAGAGCATATAGAACCTGAGTTACTTGATAATGTACTCGATGACCTACAAAGAGTCGTTATTAAATATGGACTATTTACTATTCATACCGGTCCAGCAGTAAAAACACTTCCAGATGGCAGAAATGCACATCTGATACAACAACCTTATACCTGGTGGCAACCAAAGATAAAAGAAAGATTTGAAATGGTTAGAGAAGTTGCTATGGATAATGGTTACATTGTATTCGTAAAACACAAATAAGGATTCCTAAATGGCATTTACTAACTACACGTCATTCGTGACAACAGTCGAGAATTATCTTGCTCGCTCAGACTTAACATCTGTTATTCCAGATTTTGTTGAGTTAGCACAAGAAAGACTATCTCGTGACTTACGAGTGCAAGAGATGTTAAAAGTAGCTACAGCTAATACTGTTGCAGGCGACAAAAATATAGCATTTCCTAGCGACTTTCTAGAGTTAAGAGAAATCCATATCGATGGCACACCGGTTTATACACTAGAATTCCAAACACCAGACAAATTCTTTAGAAATGGTAAGACAAGTGAATCAGGCGTCCCAACAAACTTTACAATGCTAGGTGCTGAATTCCAATTTGCACCAGTGCCTGATGGAACTCAAACAGTTCAAATACTATATTATGCTAAACCTGACTTTATTAGTGCATCAACAGCAAGTAATGTCTATTTAGCGTATTTCCCTGATGCTTTGTTATATGCAACTCTAGCAGAAGCACAGCCATACTTAATGAATGATGAAAGAATCGCAGTATGGTCGTCTATGTATGATAGAGCAATCGCAAATATCAGAGAAAACGACAAGGGAGCAACATTCTCTAGTGCAACATTAAACGTAACAACTTCATAAGGAACAATTATGGCTGAATTTAGTAATTTTTTAGAGAACGCACTTATTAATGCTGTTCTCCGTAACACAACATATACATCACCAGCAACAGTATATGTATCTTTATACACAACAGACCCAACAGATGCAGATACAGGTACAGAAGTATCAGGTGGTTCATATGCAAGAACAGCAGTCACAATGGGTGCTCCATCTAATGGTGTATCTACAAACTCTGCTGATGTGACATTCCCAACAGCAACTGCTTCATGGGGAACAGTATCACACATCGGTATTCATGATGCTTCAACTAGTGGTAACTTATTATTCCACACACCACTCGACACATCTAAAACAATCGACTCTGGTGACATCTTCAAGATTACATCAGGCAACTTATCAGTTACATTAGCGTAAGGATAAATAATGGCATTAGTCGTTAAGGATAGAGTACAGGAAACTACCACAACCACAGGCACAGGCACAGTCACGCTTGCTGGTGCAGTAGATGGTTTTCAAACATTTGCAGCCATAGGTGATGGTAATACCTGTTATTATGCTATTACATCTGGAACAGACTGGGAAGTCGGTCTAGGCACTTACACAGCATCAGGCACAACTTTATCTCGTGATACCATACTAGAGTCTAGTAACAGTGGTAGTGCAATTACACTATCAGGCACAAGTAATGTATTTGTAACATACCCTGCTGAAAAGTCAGCACATCTTGATTCTACTGATACATTATATGCACCACAAATCGTAGCATCTAATGGCATTTCATTACATAAAAACACAGTAAGTTCTGACTACACTATCCCAGCAGGATACAATGGGTTTGCAGTTAGTCCACAAACAGTTGCTTCAGGAGTCGCATTGACCATATCTTCTGGTAGCAAATATCTAGTAATTTAGGAGCATACATGGCAACAACAATTAACGCTTTAACTACAGGTGTAGGCGGAATCGTAACGACTGCTGACAACACAGGCAATATAGATATACAATCTTCTGGCACAACAGTCATGGCAGTTACATCAGCAGGGATTGCTGTCACAGGTCGTGGTTATTCTCCTACTATTACATTAACAGATGGAGCAAATATTGACTGGGATACAGCTACAGGACAGGTAGCTACAGTAACACTAGGTGGCAATAGAACATTCAATGCACCTACCAATCTTGTTGACGGAGCATTCTACGCATTAGAAATTGTACAAGATGGTACAGGCTCAAGAACAGCATCATGGAACTCTGTATTTAAATTTACAGGAGCAACTGCACCTACATTATCTACAGGAACAGGTGCAAAAGATTACATTACATTTAGAAGCGATGGGACTAACTTATATGAACAAGGTCGTTCATTAGGAGTTGCTTAATATGTTTGTCGGAATGGGTGCAAACAGTGGTGGTGCATATAACCTAGAATCTAGTCTACGCTTTCGTAGAAGTGCAAATGCTTATTTAAGTAGAACACCTGCATCTACTGGTAATAGAAAAACATTTACATTTAGTTTATGGTTTAAAGGAAAAGGTTATTATACAGGAAATGACCATCTTATAGGTGTTAATACAAGTTCTACATCTTATGCACGAGTTTATTATGGCACAGCAGGAGATAATTATTTAAGAGTTAATCAATATGTTGGTGGTGTTAATTTAGATTTAACAACAACTCAAGTATTGCGTGACCCTTCTGCTTGGTATCATTTAGTAGTAGCATTTGACACAACTCAAGCAACTGCTTCAAATAGAATAAAAGTATATTTAAATGGAGAACAAATTACTTCATTTTCTACTGCTACTTATCCTTCACAAAACTTTGATACATTATTTAATACTACTAATGAACATAGAATTGGAACATTAGGAGCAACATATAATACTGGTTATGAATTTGACGGATACATGACAGAAGTCAACTTCGTAGACGGACAAGCACTCACACCATCAGACTTCGGTGAAACAGATACAACAACTGGTGTATGGAAACCTAAAGAATACACAGGCACATACGGCACTAATGGTTTCTATCTACCTATGAAAGAAACACAGCAAGCAACTGGATTTAATACAGTGTTGTATTCAGGTGCAGGAAACTATTTTAATCAAATTACAAATGTAGGATTTTCACCTGATTTAGTATGGATAAAAGAAAGAACATCTACTTCATCTAATACTTTAGTTGATACAGTTAGAGGTGCAACAAAATTACTTTTATCAGACACTACTGGTGCTGAAACAACAGCAAATGCTTTAATTTCATTTGAATCAAATGGATTTACTGTAGGTGGTGATGGTAAAACAAACGAAATTAATCAAGACTATGTAGCATGGTGTTGGGATGCAGGTTCATCTACAGTCTCTAATACAGATGGAACTATTACTTCTAGTGTTCGTGCTAATCCTGCTACTGGATTCTCTATTGTAAGTTATACAGGAACAGGTGCTAATGCTACTGTTGGTCATGGATTAAGTTCTAACCCTCATGTCATCATAGTCAAAAACAGAAGTGCAGCATCTGATTGGTTAGTTTATCATCATGAAAATACAGCAAATCCTGAAACTGACTTTTTAAGGTTAAACACAACAGCAACAACAACAGACAATAATACAGTATGGAATGATACTGCACCAACATCTAGTGTATTTTCTATAGGAACAGCAGGTGGTGTAAACACATCTAGCAATAACTATGTAGCATATTGTTTCTCTGAAGTATCTGGTTACTCTAAGTTTGGTTCATATACTGGTAATGGTAGTGTTGGTAATAGTGTAACAGGATTAGGATT